ATTACAGTTGGTGCAGAAACATATTTGGTCACGGGATTTACCTCAGGAGCATCAACAGTAGAAGTAGTTGGATGGGATAATAGTAATAAGAAAGCAACCGCGATAGATGCAAGTTCATCTAGTGGTGATGCTATTTCTGGTGGGGTTTCTGGAAATAACACCAGAACATATTCAAGTATAGCAGAACAAGATTATGACCTTACAGTTACTAGATTACAATGGATAACAAATGGATTAAATGTTGTTATTGAATGGGATGGGTCAGGATCGGAAGCAGTTATTGCTGATTTAGGTGGTAATGGTGCATGGAATGCTGGAGCACAAGGGTGGCCGGGAATGCCGATTAACGCATCTGGTGATTCTGGTAATGTTTTAGGAGATATACAATTCTCTACAGTAGGACACGCATCTGGTGATTCATACACGATATGGATGGAATGTCACAAAGTTGGTGGTTATGATGTACCACAATACGAACAAAATACACTATTGGGTTATCCAGTAGATTATGTACTAGGAAATTTCACATAATAGGAGAGATATGAAACTTATATGCGAAGAATTAGATAATGTTGAATTTATATGTGAAGCTTCCAAGACAGGAAAGAATTATTTTATTGAAGGTGTTTTTATGCAGTCTGAGGTTAAAAACCGAAATGGCCGTGTTTATCCAAAGGAAATATTACAAAAAGAAGTAAAAAGGTACGAGCAGAATTATATTAAGCAAAATAGAGCATTTGGTGAACTCGGCCATCCTGACGGACCGACAGTAAACCTTGAAAGAGTTTCCCACATGATACAAGAACTTAAAGAAAATGGAAACAATTTTGTAGGTAGAGCAAAAATAATGGATACACCTTATGGTAAAATTGTAAAGAATCTCATTGATGAAGGCGCCCGCTTGGGAGTTTCATCTAGAGGAATGGGCTCATTGAAGCCCATTGCCCGCAATACGCAAGAAGTACAAGATGATTTTTATCTTGCAACTGCTGCTGATATTGTTGCAGACCCTTCCGCACCTGCCGCTTTCGTTAATGGTGTGATGGAAGGTAAAGAATGGGTTTGGGATGGTGGAATTCTCGATGAACGGGAAGTCGCCAGAATTAAGAAAAACGTAGAAGTTGCAACTGTAAAAAAGTTGGATGAGGTTAAACTTCAAGCTTTTACAAACTTTTTGTCAAAACTATAAATTTACTAAATAATAACAGTAAATACTAATTTAATTAGATATAGGAGATATTCAATGTCTGAAGAAATTTTGGCCAAGGAGTCTGAAGAAATTACAGAAGAGGAACTTTCCGAAGAGGAAGTTGTCGCTGAACAAGATTCTTCAGACGAGCAAATAGCCGAAGCCGGTAAAGCCTCAGTAAAAAAGGAAGAAGAAGAGGATGAAGAAGAGTCCGATGACGATTCCGAAGAGGAAGAACCAGCCGAAGAAACTAAAAAAGAAGTAAAAAAGGAAGCAGCAATTCCAAAAACGAAGAATGGAATGTTGAAATCCGTTTACGAAAAACTCAACAGTCTGAAAAAGGACGAGTTGGCACAACAATACGAAGCTATTTTGTCCGCAACTGATTTGACTCAAGTAGAGGAAGAAGAAGTTAAGGAAGAAAAAGTGGAAGAAACTCGTACTAAAGTTGCAATCAAAGCTGAAGACCTCAAGATCGATGTAAAAGACGATGTTGAAGCACTTGTTAAGGGTGAAGATGGACTTACAGAGGAATTTAAAACAAAAGCCTCTACCATCTTTGAAGCCGCAGTACAAGCAAAGGTTTTGGAAGAAGTCAACAGACAGATTACAGAAGTTGAAACAAAACTTAAAGATGAATCAGAAGCCTACAATGAGAATTTCCGTAAGGATATGACAGAGAAGGTTGATGGTTATCTGACATACGTAGTAGAAGAGTGGATGAAAGAAAATGAACTTGCAATTGAACGCGGTATTCGTACTGAGTTGGTTGAAGATTTCATGTCTGGACTCAAGACTCTTTTCACAGAACATTACATCGACATTCCAGAAGAGAAGGTTGACATGGTAGACGATCTGTTTGAGAAGATTGAAGACCTTGAAAAGCAACTGGACGAACAGATCAATACTGGTGTAGAGATGCAAAAAGAATTGGCTCAATTCAAAAAAGAAGATGCTTTACGAGAAGTCACAAAAGACTTAGCTGATACGGAAACCGAAAAAATTTCCAAATTAGCTGAAGGTATCGAATATGAGAATTCGGAGCAATATACTGAGAAATTGAATGTTCTCAAGGAAAGTTATTTTCCAAAGTCAGAGGCAGTAACCTCAGAAATTACTGAAACTGATGAAACAATCGAAGTTTCTGAAGAGTCCGCTCCTGAGAAACTTGATGAGACAATGCAACATTATACAAGAGCGTTAAAACGCTATCATTAATTTTTTTTAAAATTTTATAGGAGAAGAAGATGTACCTAGCTGAAGACCTTCAAAAGAAGTGGGGTCCAGTCCTTGAACACGAAGACCTTGCGCCGATTAAAGATAATTATCGTAAGGCCGTGACTGCCGTTATCTTGGAAAACCAAGAGAAAGCAATGAGGGAAGAGGCGAATCAGAATAGCGGAATGTTTGGAAACATACAAGAAGCTGCTCACGCCAATAAGACAGGTGGAAATATTGATTATGTTGATCCTGTTTTGATTTCCTTGGTTCGTAGGGCAATGCCTAATCTCATCGCCTATGATGTTTGTGGTGTTCAACCAATGACAGGTCCTACTGGACTTATCTTTGCGATGAAAGCACACTACACATCACAAGCTGGTGTAGAGGCCGGACACGATGAAGCAAATACTAAGTTTTCATCGGCAACTGGAACTCATTCCGCAAATAGTAACCCAGCAGATGCTTCAATGACAACTGCTACTGGTATGACTACAGCCAACGCAGAATTGTTGGGTGACGGAAGTACTTCTGGTTACGAAAATTTTCCACAGATGGCCTTCGCTATCGACAAAGTAACTGTTACTGCTAAGTCCAGAGCACTCAAAGCTGAGTACACAATGGAATTGGCACAGGATCTTAAAGCCGTTCACGGTTTGGATGCTGAAACAGAATTGTCGAATATTCTGTCAAGTGAAATCTTGGCTGAAATTAATCGCGAAGTTCTGAGGACAATTTACACAAACGCAAAAACTGGTGCAGCACACAACACTGCATCCGCAGGAACTTTTGATCTTGATACAGACTCTAATGGTCGCTGGTCTGTTGAGAAATTCAAAGGGTTGATGTTCCAGATTGAGCGTGAAGCAAATGCTATCGCAAAAGACACTCGCCGTGGAAAAGGAAATGTCCTTATCACCACAAGTGATGTCGCATCCGCTTTGGCAATGGCCGGTCAACTGTCCGCACCTGATATGGGTAACAATTGGAGCCCAGATGACACAGGAGCAACAATGGTCGGAACACTTAATGGTCGATTTAAAGTCTACGTTGACCCATATGCACCATCCGCAGCAGTGAATTCATTCACAGTTGGATACAAAGGATCAAGTGCGTATGACGCCGGACTTTTCTATTGCCCATATGTACCTCTCCAAATGGTTCGCGCCGTTGGTGAGAATACATTCCAGCCAAAAATCGGATTCAAGACTCGTTACGGTCTGGTGTCCAATCCTTTCGCTAACGATACAGGTTCCGCTAATAACGGCGCCGGTGACGGATCACTTACAGCTAACGCAAATCGTTACTATCGTCACGTTATCGTTAACAACCTTATGTAATACCATTAAGGTTTGGGTTTATAAAGGTGATCCTGAAAAGGGTCACCTTTTTTTGTGCTTACTAAATACTATAGTAGGAGATTGTTATGGCTTATGATGTTTATGTTTTAGGTAATGGATTGAGTCGAAAATATATCAATCCATATGAATTGAATGGTACAGTTGTAGGATGTAATGCGTGTTATAGGGATTTTGATCCAGATATTCTTGTTGCTATAGATGGTGGTATCATATATGATATTGTCAGATATGAATGGGCATTTAATTGTAATTTAGAATCTTGTTATTTTACACATAATTCTTGGAACCCATTACCAGCACAAGTACGCAATCAAATAACATTTGATCCAAAATCAATTATACACGAAACAGAAAGAACTGGTGATACTTTCGTTATAATATCTGGATTTGATCGTAAGATTGAAACTCAAGTAAATTATATTATATGGGAACCTACAGGCTGGCCTAATGCACAACCTATTCAAAATATAGGTAGTAGGGTTGAAGGGTGGTCTACTGGAACTTCAGCAGTATATGTAGTATGTGAAAAGTTAAAACCCGATAATGTATATCTATTAGGATTCGATCATCAATCTACTACTTATGATAATCTATACGCAGATTCACCTCATTATTTTAAATCCGATTCTGAGCAAGCTTGGGGTAAAATCCATAGTGAATGGACTCATCAATTGGCAAAAGTTTTCAAATGGTATCCAAATATAAATTTTTATTGGGTTAAAGGTAATGGTGTGAATCGAGACAATCTTCATTTTATTGAGGGAGTATGACAGCAATTACTGATCAACCAAAAAACATGAATCTATTAACTGATGTCCAGTTTAGATTTGATATTAAAAAATTACCAAATGTATCATTTTTTCTACAACAATGTTCTTTTGGTGGACTTCAAGTTGCATCTCAAAATATTGGTGTTCCTGGTCGATCCAATTATAATCGAAATACTGGTGTGATAGAATATGAACCATTTGTGATTATTTTTCTGGTTGATGAATATTTAAAAAATTGGCAAGAGATCCATGATTGGATGGTTAAAGAGGGTGGTGTACATTCTGAAGCAGTACTAACCATTCTAAGTAGTTCAATGAACCCCACAATGGAAATTCATTTTAAAGAAATATTCCCATTTACAATGACAGAAATAACATTTGACAGTACAACTTCTGAACCTACGTATATTACGTGTTCAGTCACATTTAATTATCAAGATTTTACTATAAAGAACTTATTGACTAGATGAAATTTGAAGAAATACAGAAATTATGGTCAAGTGATTGTGATATTGATGAAACAGAATTATCTCAAGAATCAGTAAAAATTCCACAATTACATAATAAATATTTAATCTTATTCCACAATGAACGGCTTAGACTGCGAACTTTAAAATATGATCATACTAAGTTGATCAGAAGAAAGAAAGATTATTTTAGTGGAAGAATGACCGCAGAAGAAATGGAAGCTCTTGATTGGGAACCATTTCAGTTAAAATTATTAAAAGCAGACATAGACACTTATATTGAAGCGGATGATGATGTAATTGAATCCTCAAAAATCATTGCGTTAGCAGAGGAAAAGGTTGGATACTTAGAATCTATTGTTAAGAGTCTATCTAATAGAGGATACTTAATTAAAAATGCAATTGATTGGAAACGATTCACAGAAGGTCATTGATGTAATACGTGTTACCAAGAAGGATGAAGTTTATATAAAATTAGATTGTGAAGCTTCAACTGCGCAAGAGTTATGTGATTATTTCACATTTACTGTTCCTGGACACACCTTCATGCCCGCCTATCGAATGAAAATTTGGGATGGTAAGATTCGCTTATTTAATATTCATAGTAGAGTATTATATGGTGGATTACTGGAATATGTTTTTCAATTTGCAGAAAAGAGAAATTATCAAGTAATTCCTGATGGTGATTGGTGGAAACCAAAGAAAATTGAAAAGAATGAAAAATTTATAGAAGATTTAAAATTACCTTTTGAAGTAAGAGACTATCAATTTGAAGCTTTTCATCATGCATTAAGTTACAAAAAATGTTTATTAATATCCCCCACCGCATCGGGAAAATCTCTAATTATCTATTTGATTGTACGTGCATTAGGTGTTAAAACTTTAATTATTGTTCCTACAACTTCTCTGGTTTCTCAATTATATGGAGACTTTATTGAATATGGGTGGGATTCTCAATTACATTGTCATAAAGTATTTGCTGGTCAAGATAAAGTTTCAGATAAACAGGTAGTTATTTCAACATGGCAATCCATTTATAAACTCAACAAGAAAATTTTTGAGCCATACAAATTAGTGATTGGTGATGAAGCACATGGATTCAAGTCAAAATCTCTCACATCTATTATGACAAAATGTACCAATGCAGAATATAGAATTGGAACTACTGGTACTCTTGATGGAACACAAACACATAAATTGGTACTTGAGGGATTATTTGGAAGAATACATAAAGTAACAACAACTAAAAAATTAATTGATAGAAAACAATTATCACCATTTACAGTTAAAATATTAATATTGAAATATCCAGAAGTTGTATGTCAATCCATTAGAAAACATAAGTACCAAGAAGAATTAGAATTTTTAGTACAACATGAAAAAAGAAATAAATATATTAGAAACCTAGTTTTGTCTTTAGAGACAAACACTCTGTTACTTTTTCGATTAGTGAAAAAGCATGGACGCATTTTATATGAAATGATTAAGGAGCAGGCAGATGTTACCGATAGGAAAACTTTTTTTGTCTTTGGAGGAACCGATACCGATACCAGAGAGGAAATACGCAGAATCGCTGAACGAGAATCGAATGCCATCATCGTTGCTAGTTATGGCGTATTTAGTACTGGCATCAACATTAGGAATCTTCATAACATCATTTTCGCTAGTCCTTCTAAGTCTCGTATAAGAAATCTACAATCAATAGGTAGAGGACTGAGACTTTCAGATAATAAGGAACTAACGACATTATATGACATTACCGATGATCTGTGCTCTGGTGCCAGAAAGAACTATACTTTTCAACATTATGAGGAAAGATTGAAAATATATAATGAAGAGAGATTTCCTTTCCAACTATACAAGATTCCTATAAAGGCTTAAATGGAAGAAATCATTAAAAATAAAGACCTTAAAGTTATTCGTTTAGATAATGGGGAAATTTTATTTTCTCATGTAAAAGTTACAGATGAATCTAAAAATAATGGATATCTAGAACTACATTGGCCAATGAAAGTTCATATTAGATATGACGATTCAAAACAAACCTCACAACTTGCCTTGTTGAAATGGCTACCCTTCACAGATTCAACATCTGTTCCTATTGCTGCAAAATGTATTATGACAGTTTCTAATTTGGGAGAGGAATTTAAACCATTTTATTTGGACTCTATAAAAGAAGCGGCAGAAGAAGGATTGGATGAAGAACTTACTAAGATGTCAAAAATCCTAGCGGATTTTGAGTACGATGGACTAATGAACTAACACATTTACTTCACAGGCTACACCTGTTATTATAACACCCTTTCCTGAAATG